GTACTAAGCCCCCTAACTTTCTATCAATATAAATATGTCTCCCTCTTTTCCTGTGGTCGGTAATTTTGTACCGTATTTCAATGAGCTTTTTATATTGTTAATCTGTGTCTGCAGGTTTCCTGCTGCATCTGTGGTAAGCTGGTTTTTCATAGCGTTAAACCATTCGTTAAAAGCTGTATTGAGCTGTGCTAGTAGCTGTGTGGCGTCTATCGTTCCTGTGTTCCCGATTACCCAGCCGCATACTCTGTCGTCTGCTCTTGTATCTTTTACGCTTGCCTGTGTGACTGCTGCCACACCCTTTGCTACAGTTACGTCTGCAAGTTTCAACTCGTATATGTTCCCGCTTCTTGTCAGCTCCGGCGCTACTGGATTCTCTGCCGGGCTGCCTTTCACAATCGCTATGGAAAAGTCCCGCACTTCGTCGTCTCTTCTCAGTACTACGCTGTCTATTCTGTTTAACGTACCGCTTGCCACTCCCAGCGTAAGCGTTGTGTTTTCTTCAAAGATTTTGATTTTTCCACCGATCAGCCCCGTACCTGTACGTACCGTAAGTGTCATGTCTCCATTTGCCACCACCTGCAGACCGCCGTTAATAACTCCGTCTGTAAAAAGCTGCTTAAGCCAATTACTAAAACTGTCAGCATCGTACTTCCTATCTCCGTCTTTGCTATTGTAAAAATATGCATAGTCGTTCATTTTTTAATCCTCGCTTAAGTCCAATGTTTCCGGCAGTGCGTCCCCAAATGTCGGCGTAATACTCATTCCGCCGTCTTCGTAGACTTCCTGCACTTCTGTAACTCTTTCGTTTAGTGTTATTCCCCATTCTTTCTTTCGTACCGTAACTAAGTCCCCTATGTCCCAGTCTTTCTTGTATATAAAATTAGCGTCCTCTACTTCCGCCTCTATGCTTTCTATCTTTACGTAATCTGCCGCCTTTTCTCTTCCTCTTTCCAGTAATACCTCTTCGTATTCGCTGTCGCTTAGTTCTTCCTGCCTTACGTCTTTTGCATCTATGAACACTTCTCGTAGTTCTGTGCCGTTTTCTTCTCCCAGCGCAAGGCGTACTATTTTTCTTTGTTCCCCCTCGCCCTCTCCGCCGACGTAAAACACTGTGCCGTACTTTTTATCGTCATAAGTGTATGTTACGTCGTTCAGATTCTCGTAAGGCTTAGAAAATATTACGTGTGGGTTCTCTAACTGCAGTACCGTATGATCTGTTCCCTTGTAGACTTCAAAATATAACTTTTTCTTTCTAAAGTCTGGTCTTACCCTGTACCCTAGTCCGCTACTCTTGGCAAGTTTCGTAAGCATCGTACCGCAATTCTTCCACGTAGTCTGGAAGCATACTTGCGTAGCGTCTCCGCATTTCTCCCCCAATTCCAGCAGCGGTATTGCTTCTACGTTCTGCTGCAGGTAACGCATACCGTCTTCATATGTCCCGCTAAAGTTATGTGTATAGTGCAAAATTCTCCTACTCATGTATGAGCCTAAGAAATTACCTTTTCTTACAATCTGGTTTGTGTTGCTTCCCTCTTGATCTGTATATGATCCGATTATCCCGGCTTCTTTTGCTCCGCGCTTCGTAATGATATTGCCAGCCTGCAATAGCTGTATATTTTTGTCTGTGCCTGCAGCGTGTAACTCAAAGTTTCCCGGCTCGTAATACTTTCGCGTCCAGATCAAACTCTTAAAGTCTTCCACAACTCCTAAAAATATAAGATTTTTGTCATATACTCTTATTTCCATATCAGACTCCTAAATACTTCTGTTTGTACTCTACGGTTACGTCTAAGTTCTCTTTTCCGCTTTTGGCTTCATACTGCAGCGTATTTGTTCCTGCCTGTAGCTGTATAAACTCGCTGTCTTCGTCTATATAGCCGTTTATGCTCTTCTTTTCTCCGGCTCTTGTCAAATAAACATTTTTCTTATTTGTCTCTGTACATATCTGCACAACGTCCCCGGTCTTGAAGTCATAATTTAATGTAATATGCTCTCCTGTAGTTATGTTCCTTATGATCGGCGTACTCACGCTTCCCAGTGCTTCCAGTGTAATTACCATGCCTACCGTGTCTGTTGTTCCTGCATTGTCAATATCTTTGATAAGTTCCATAACTCTATGTCCTATCTCTTCTTTTGTGCTTTTGAACTCATGCATAAACTCAAAGCCTGCCTGCCAGCTTGCCATAAGCTCTACGGTGTACTCTGTATCTGTAAAAAATGGATCGCAACATAACAGAGAAATTGTTATATCTCTTATTACGCCTTTTTCTCCAACTTCTATACTTTCCACTTTGTACTCTATTTCTCTTCGCTCCGCTTCCTCTTCAAAGACAAGCGTACCTCTTGTCTTTGGTCGGAAGCATTTATATAATATATCTCTGTTGCTCTGGTAGTTCTCACACATCTGCGCCGCTATCACAATGTTTCTTTCTTTCGTGTTGCTTCCTTGGTATGTGCTTCCGTCTGTATTCGTGTTATCGCTCCGCTTTACGTTGTTGCTTACCGTATACAGTCCGTCACAGCTCACAAGGAAGAACGGCGTATATGTATAATCAAAGTAAACAGATACGCCCGTAGCGTTCGTGCACGTAATTTTCTTTCCCATGCTCTACCCCCTTGCTATAGCTGCTATCATTTGCCTTGTGGCTATTCTTGTCTGTCGTGCTGTTTCTGCCGGGCTTAACTCCCGATTGCTGGTTATGTTCACATTCTGTGTAAACGTGTTTCCTGCTACCCTTTCGGTATTTCTCTGCTGTGCGCTCATACTTAAGCTTTGCGGGCTTACTATCCTGCTGCCGCTTACCATATCGCCTACACTTTCTGCGTCTACTCCCAATTTTACTTTTGTTGTAGCTCCTACTTTGTCTGCGTAGTCCTGCAATGCGCTTTCTGTGTCTTTCATTAACTGCGGCATTGCATCTTCCATACCTTGACCGATACCCGGCGGTATGTACTGCCCTACCTCTTTTGCAAATACTCTTGACGGGCTATGTATGCCTAACGCTCCTTTTACACCGTCCACGATTCCGCTAAAAAAGCTTTTTACTTGGCTCTTAAACCAACCAGCCGCATTGCTTATACCGTTCCATACTCCCTGTACGATATTCCGCCCTACTGCTGCCATTCTTCCCGGCAGTCCTGTAACTCCGCTTATTACTGCGCTTACAAGTTCTCTTGCTGCTGCCGCTCCTTTTGCTCGTAGATCACTGCCCCACTGCGCTACTTTCTGTATTGTATTCAGTAACCAACTCCAAATTTTCCCCGGTAACTGTGTAAAAAACTGTATGATAGCATTTATCGTATTGCTCGCCGCTTCTCCGGCTTTCTGGCGCATATTTCCGCCCCATGTTGCCAGCTTGTTAAATGCATCAACTAACCAGTTCCAAATTTTTCCCGGCAACTGTGCAAAAAATGTAATGATATTGTTGATAATGATCGGGATATTTGTAGCCACCCAGCTTGCCATATTCGCGCCCCATTCAATCAGCTTTCCGATTGTAAAACCGATTGCGTAGCCGATTTTATACGGCAGTTCTGAGAAAAATTGTACAATCGCTGTTATGACCTGCGTTACGGTATCTGTTGCAGTTTGCAGCATACTTGCGCCCCACTCCAACAAATTTGTAAGAATCTGCGTAAAAAATTCTGCAATCTTTCCCGGTAGCTCTTGGAACCACGTAATAATATTGTTTATGATCTGCGGTATTGTTTCTGTAAAAAATGTGCTTATCGCTTCCCACGCGACTTGGCAAGCGTTTTTTACTGTCTCCCATAAATCTAACCAAAATTGCCGGAAGCTATCCGACGTGTTCCACAGTGTTATAAAGGCTACTACCAACGCTGCTATTGCAGCTACGATAAGTATAACTGGATTTACTGCCAGCACTGCGTTAAGTGCTGCCATAACTGGTATTCCTGCCTGCACAGCCGTTATAACTGCGCTTATCGCCCCTACGATACTTGTAAGTATTCCAGCTATCTTTACAACTGCGAACGCTGCTACAAATCCTGCTATGATTGCTGTAATCTCTGGTACGTGTGATGCTATAAACTCCACTACTTCTTTTATCGCTGGCATTAAATCCGATACGATAGGCGCCAGTACTTCCATTTGTACCGTTCTTCCTATTCCTGCAAGCTCGCTTTTCACATCATCGTATTTAATCTGTTTAACTTCGTCCATTTTGCCTTTTACGTCGTCAAACGAATTACCTACGCTGGTAAGTGATTCAACAAACTTCGTACCGCCGTCCTCTGCCATTGTTCCGAACGCCAGCGCTGCAAGGTTCATTTTTTCCTGTTCGCCTGTCGTGTTCTGTATATCAGCTACAATAGAATCTATAACCTCTTTCTGTGTAGCTCCGCCGTTCTTCCATGCATTAAACAGCTCTTGTGTTTTATCTGAGAAGCCGCCTATGCCCTCTTCTATGGTTCCGTCTGCCAGACGGGTTGTTACTTCGTTAATTGCGTCATTGACTTTATCCAGATTGTACGCGCCACCGTCGCAACCGTTCTGCAATAATTGGAAATAATCTTGCGCGCTGTAGCCTGCCTCTGCAAACTTGCCGGAATACTCAGATACGTTATCTCCCAGCTCGTCCGTGTAGTTCAAGCCGTTTTGTGCGCCTGTACTCATTAAATCAAACGCCTCTTCTGCTGAAATTCCGAAATGATTCATAAGCGCCTGTACGCCTCTGATCGTTTCCGAAAAGTCCATACCGAACGTGTCTTCTAATGTATACAGATTTTCTGTCATAGTCTGCAGCTTCGACGGGTCAAGTTCTCCTGTTGCCTGCTTTACAAGCGCCATTTTCTCTGCCACGTCCTGCAGTGATTCGCCAAAATTATTTTTATAAATTGCTTCTATGGCGTCGTTGTACTTCGCCATAGACTCTGTAGCAATTCCTGTAGCTGCTTGGAACTGGTTTGACGCCTGTTCTTGTACGCCTGCCATATCTTTGATAGCTTCGCCTGCTGCCTCTACACCGTCTGCTACCATGTCGGCAAGTGCGCCTTTCATTACGGTAAAGTCGCCCGCTGCATCGTCCGCGCTGTTCCCTGCACCCTTTACCTCTTCGCCTAAGTCGTCCATTTCTTTTCCCAGCTCGTCCGCTGTCTGGTCTAACTGGCTTGACGCCTTTTTAGCTTCCTCTAATTCTGTCTCGTACTTGCCTAAATCGTTCTTTGTCTTCTCAATTTCTCTTTGCAAGGCTCTGTACTGTTCCTTTGATACTTCTCCCCTTGCAAATTGTTCCTGTACCTGTTTTTCTGCGTCTTCCAGTATATGCAGTTTTTCTTCTGTAGCCGCCACTGCTTCTGTCAGCAGGTCTTGCTTCTGTGCGCATAACGTCACATTGCCGCTATCAAATTTTAACAGCTTGTCTACCTGCTTAAGCTCTGACTGCAACGATCTACTTGAGCCGTTTACCTTGGTTAAGGCTTTCGATAGCTCCGTAGTATCGCCGCCTATTTCTATGGTTATACCTTTTATATTGGAAGCCACGCGCCTTACCCCCTCTTCTCAAAGTTTCTACGTATGTTTTCTCTGTCTGGTTTTGTCTGCTCTAATCGCCAGCAATTATTTAAGTATTCTTTTCCCTCGTCTGTAGTACTCAGACTTTCTATATATGCCTCTCGCATAAAAAACAAATAAATATCTATCGGCAATTCTTGCAGTTCAAAAATATTTATGTGTAGATAGTCCATTACCAGCTTTTCCCCTACTGTCTGCAGGTCGTATGGTACTTTCTCCTTACTATTTCCTACACCGCCCGGATAGTAAGGAAGCTTTAGTTTTTTTCGTTTTCAAGCCCCTTGATAAAATCAACGTACCCATGTATAAACTGCATGATCTCGTCAAGCGAATAATCAATAAACTCTTTTGGTTTTACTCTCCTGCCCTGCTTGTTGTTGCTAATGATCTCCGCTACACATTTTCTCAACTCCTGCATTACGTCCGCGTCGTCCGATGTGTCTAAACTCTGTAACTTCTCAAAAGTTCTTTTTTCCGGCATTGCTACTAAGTATGTTTTTCCGTCTTTCAGTGTTACCGGGTAGTATCTTCTCTGTACCTTGTTAAAGTTAAATCCTTTTGCCATTTGCTTTTTATCTCCTTTACCTAAAAAAGAGGCATAACAGCTATGTGCCGTTTGCCTCTTTTGTTCATTTTCTTATTCTTTTTACGCGCTCTTTAATGACGGGTTAATTACCTCTTCGTAATAGATCAGCGTACCCTCGTCGTCCATTGGGTGTGCCTTAAACTCTACGTCTACCTGTGTCGCTTCGTCTGCCACAAATGCAAAGCTAAATCCTGCTTGATTGTTTCCAACGATAGAAATTCTAATATCTCCGTCCTCTGAATCTTTGTGTACAAAATGGATGAAGTACTTTTTATTTGTCTGGTTCGATGTTCCACCGATTTTAACAATACGCTTATTTGCGCTTGTGGTTACTCTTGCTGTGCTGCAGATCTTCTCTAATGTTTCCCCGCACCATGTAATCAAGCCAGATTTTAAAATAGCCTCTTCCTCTGTCAAAATAGTTTTCTTTACTTTTCCCAAATCGTCTTTAGCTTCTGTAAAGGTTGGCGTATACTCAATGGTCGCGCCACCTTTAATATAGCCCAGTCTGTTGTCTTCCTTTTCCACTTCCTCATTACTTGGCAGCTCTGCGCCGTCTGTGAACTCTGTAATATACAAATCTCCACTGCCTAATACAATACTCTTTTTATCCATGTTGGCTCCTTTCTGCTACTCGTATATCCTCTCTGCTTTCGGTACTTTCTCTGTAACTACAAAATTGTAAGCAGTCTGTACCAAATCTTCGCCCTCTACTGGTGCTTGGTATTTTTTATGTCCTATGTCAAAAAATACTTTTTGCTCTATTTTTTTCTCAAGCGCCTTATCTACTACCTTGTCCGTATACAGTTCAAGTACCATATTACGCTTTTTTATCAGCACCGCCTTATCTGCGCCACTGTTTAAAGATTCGTCCTCATACCATATGATGTATGGCGGGTCTGGTAGTGGGTTCTCTTTAGTCTTCTTAAACTCATTTTCTGCAATCGGAAGCCCTAAAGCTTCTGCCCTGCTTATGATCTCCGCTACTCTCATTTAACCTTTTGCAACCTTTTTTATTTTTTCTTCTAAATCCTTAATCATTTGCTGCTCCACTGGTGCTATGTGCACTCTTGGTGCTGTAGTTGGTGTTCGTGACGTATGCGTAACTCCTGCTCTGTCTGTATTCTTTCTTCTGTGCCCTTTTTCCAACAGGTGTGTAAGCTGGTGCTTTTTCGCATTATATACGGTGTTCTGTTTTTTAGCTCTTGTTTCGTATATCTGCTTTTTCCGCCAGCCTTTCGCGTACGCTCCGCTACGCTTTGGCGACTTGCTTTTTAAAGCGTCTACGGTTTCGTCTGATTGCTCGTCGATAACCTCTTTCATTGCGTCCGCTACGCCTTGATCATACTCAGTTAATGCCTGCGCCAGTTTTGCAGCCATATTGTCAATATTTGCTATGTCTGCCACCGTTTACCGCCTCTTTCTTCTGTATACAGCTCTATCCTGCCGTCTTCCTTTGGGTAAGTCCTGTATACTGTCAATCGCTTCCCGTTGTACTTAATATCTGTCTGCCCGTCGTACTCAAACTGCCAGATTTCAAACTTGTACGCTGGTTTTATGTCTTGTTTTCCTGCTGCCACGTATTCGCTTTGCGTTACGCTGTACACTTCTGCGTATACGGTTATTTCTTCTACTTTTTCGTCGTTGATAGGTTCTATAAGCGTTATTTCTCCGTACATTTAGCGCCCCCTATTCTATAACTCTGCATATTTCCCGTATCGCATAACCCTCTACGGCTCCGTCTTTCTCTCTTGCTACGCCTATGTAATACCTGTGCTGCTCCGGGTCAAGTAGCTCTTTCACATACATTTTAGCTGCTGCCTTTGTAATACTCTTTCTGTAGCTGTCTATCTCCGTATATATCGTTCCGCTTACAATAACCGTAGCGCCTACTGTTATTTCCGGCGGTTTCGGTTCTTCCGGCGGCACTGGTACTTCTGTATGCTTCCCGGACAGCGATAAAGATAGCTTAATACTTTCATACGCTTTTTTATATTCGTCCGCTTTGTCTGAACTTCCAAAATACCCTTTGCAATACTGTTTTACTGCGCTTATGATAAGCGGGTCTTTTTCGTCTATTGTATTTACTCCGGCAAGCTGCAAATCTGCTATACATGATTCTATGAGGTCTTTTATTTCGTCCTCTATGTCCTCATTATTGCTTTTAATTCGCAACGCCGTTTTTGCTTTCTTTAGCAGCCCTGCGCTTGCTTCCATATGATCTCCCTCTTTTACGCTTTTTCTACAAGTCTTTTCTTTTCCAGTGTGTCAGCTCTTCCCGGTGTTACGTCCCACACCTCGCCCACTTCTCTGATCTGCTGCGCCTGCAGGTCTTCAAATCTTTCAATACATTTTACCTGTACTGTTCCCTCTGCATTTGCGCTTGCTTCCTCTGCTTCTTTCTTTGCTTCCTCTTCTGCCTCTGCTTCTCTGATTGCTTTTACTTCTTCCGGCGTAAGCTCTGCCTCGTCCGGCACTCCTACTTCAATCTGACAAATGCGGTCAATAATTTCTTCTTTTTTCCCGTCGCAACTTGCGCCCAGTTCCTTTGCCAGTGCTTTTACTTCGTCTGCTTTCCAATCTTTAAACTGTTCTTTTGCTAAATATCCTGTTTTCATATGATCGCCCCTTTTTAACACGGCTGGCGCATATGCCAGCCGCCTACTTTCCTACTACGCCGCTTTTGTTACTTTTGTAAGTGTTACTAAGCTGTTTTCGTCAACTACTTTTCCGTCAGCCAGCATAATACCTTTTGTTACCATATCGTCTGTATCGTTGTCCTCATACTTCTTGATTCCCATAGCATAATTAGTATTAAGCACGTAATCTTTGAAGTTAAACAGAAACGCGAACACGTCGCCTGCTGTTGAAGACTTAGCCGTAGCTGCTGCAAAGCTCGGCAAGTAGTCCACTACTACTACAGGTCTGCCTAACAGTGTATACTCTGGCTTCCCGGCAATTCCGTAGTTAATTCTACCGATTGGCTGCCCGTCTGAGTCTCTCAATCCATAGTAGCCCATGTATGTTTTTTTGCTCATGCACCATACTGCGCCCTGTTCATACGCTACAGGTAATGCAGCTTCCGCGTTAATCAGATCGTCGTATTTCTGTGTGTCTACATTGAGGTTCTGTCCGTCCGGCGCTGTCTCTTTAATAATTCCTTTCGGCTTTCCGTTTCCGTCGCCGGAAATAACGGACTGTTCAAGCGCTTTTGTCATAGCCTCAACGATATTATTTACAATCAGACTTTCAAATGCTGGTACAGACATTGTATCTACTTCCAGAGATACGGCTACCGCACAACGCAACTTGTGATATGTAAATGTAACGTCGCCTTTTCCGTAGCCTTTCTGCTTGTCGCTTCCGGCTCCCTCACTTACCCATGTTGCTACTGGCTTAACGGTATTTTTCGGAATAGTTACGCCGCCTTTGTATGCCGTTCTGGTTACAAGCGCAAGTACTTTTCCTACGCTCTCCATTTTCTGAATAATCTGATTAAGTACATTGGTCGGAATTACTGCCCCTACATCTGTTGTAGCTGTATTTGCGTTCTGTCTGTACTCTGCCGGGATTGCGGTACCTCTTACTACGTAATCCATGAACGCTTTTCTATACTCCATAGATTCGTATTTGTCCTCTTTTCTTTCTTCCGTTTTTCCGTCAAATGTTCTAATTACTTTTACAGGTGTCGGGTTTCCGTTTCCGTCGTCCGGCTCTTCTCCTGTTGCCAATGCAGCAAGTAATTTTGTTCGCTTCTCCTGCTGGTCTAAAATACCTTTTCTTTCTTCCTGCAGCTCTTTTACTTCTGTTTCTCTTGCTTCCAGTTCTTCTGCTGCCATCTCTGCGCCTCTTGTCTCAAGTTCTACTTTGATTGCGTTTAATCTCTGCTCAATTTCTTTTAATCTCATGCTATACTCCTTTAAATCTGTGCTAAAATTTCCAGTACTTTACGTCTGCGCTCCAACGTCTCCCGCTGTTCTATCTCACGTCTCCCGTTTACATAGTCCCGCGCTGCTATTGTTGTGTCTGAGTTTGCCGGAATACTTACCGCGCTTACGTCATACACTTTTTTTATCTTAAGTATATTTCTTGTTCTTGTCTCCCGGTCGTAGCTATCCTCTGCAACCACAAACGCCCATGACATTTTAGTTATCATGCCTGCGTCTATATCTTGATACAGTCCCCTAGCCAAATCCGTTTTGCTGAGGTCTGCAGCAATTCGTAATCCCGTCTGATCTGCAATCAGTTTTAAAGTATTGTTGCTCTGTCTGGCAAATACTCTTCCCTCGTGATCGTACTGCATTATTACGTCACTTACGTCTGCTTCGTCTAATGCGTGTCGGTCAATTCTTTCATAGTACTTTGTGCCGTCTTCGCATTCCCACATGACATACGGCGTATCGAATGTAGTAGCGTAACCCTCTACGTAGCATTCACTATCTAACAATTTTGTTGTAGTCGTTCCTGCTGCCAGCGGCGCTGCTAATGTTCTGTACTCTCTTTCTTTCACTACTGGCATTATTCTGTCCCCTCTCCTGCTTCCTTTGGTTTTTCTCCCTGCATCACAATTATTTTTTCGTTTCCGTTGTGCTTATCCAATTCGCTTACTTCTGTATACTCTTTTCTGATATAGTACTTTTCTCCGTCTTCTACGTGCGCCATGTTCCATATATCCATAACCCCGTTGCGGTTCAGCAAACCACGGTCAAATAGCTGTGTGCTTACCTGCAGTTTTGTATTATTGCTGGCATACTGTAACCGATTTGCAGAAAACGTAATCATATTTCCGCACGCTAACTCCCGGTCAGTGTATGCCATATTCGACATTACAAGCGATAGCTGTATTGCAAATGGTTCTATTTTCCCCTCGTAATAAGCGTTCCATGTTTCCTCGTCAAATTTGTTCTGCAATATATCCATGTTTGTACCAAAATGAGTACATACACTTTCGTTGATCTGCTGCATTTGCTGTGCATCCGGCGTATACGCCTTGCTGTCTACCTGCTTAAGCTCTGAAAATTTACTATCATAAATAATCATGCCGCTTTTGTTGTCAGCGCTCAAATTGTCCTCTGTGAATCTGTCGCGCTCTTTTTTTATGTCTTCTGGCTTTAATACGTTCCCTATTTTTGCTAGAAAACGTATATTTGCGGAATTTTTCACCGCATTTATAATGCCCTCATTTGTTGTATTGATAAGCTGTAGCGTAGGTTTTAACGTATCATTGCTTTCTCCAAAGAGATCGTCTTTGTACTGGTGTGTCGTTAATATACCTACCCGCTCAAACTCTATGCAGGCTCTTTCCCCGTTTGCGAACGTATACCGTACATACACTTGTCCTGCGCTTTCTATGAGTTCGCACATCTGCGGTAAGATAGGGTACCACCCGGCAAGCTGTCCGTATCGGTCTTCTATTGGAATGATAAAAGCCGTGTGATCTACCTCTAAAATGGTCGCTATCCTTGCTATGAATTTTGTTGTATCCATGAATGCGTTAGGCTTAAACTGCAATTTTCTTTCCAGATGCTTAAGCGCTGTGCCTGTGATCTCTGGTTTCAACTTACTTGCATGCGTCGCAAATGTATTTATAGCCGTTCTGGTTAAGTCCATTTCGTACACGCCACCTGCATATGTTGTAAACACTGGCGTGTAGCCGGATAGCATTTTAAAGTATTCGCCTACCAGTTTGTCGCTCTTTTTCTTAAAAATATAATCAAAAAGCCCCGTTTTCTTCGCCCCCTTTCTATGCCGCATTTTTCAGCAGTTCGCCATATTCCGCGTAATACTTCTGTCTTACTGTCATTGCATCAATAACACTTACAAATCCGTCTATATGTGCTCTCTGCTCTATTTTGATTGGTCTAAATTTCCTTGTTTCTGTGTTTTGCTTAAGCGCTACGTTCAAGAAATGGGACTTAAGCAAATTATTATCTGCAATCTTAAAATTACCGTCTTTTATGATTCCCTCAAACTCCCGTATTACTGGCGTCAAGTTCTCGCCTTGGAATACATCGTCTGTATGGAACCCATACCCTTTTAGATCGTCTATTAAGTACTGTGCGCTGTATCTGTCGTAACCTATCTCTAGCGGTCTTATTCCGTATTTTTCCAGCAGCATCTTGTACCAGTTAAATACGTCTTTGTAATCTACGTAATTATCTCCCGATAGCGTCAATATGCCTTTCTTTTCAAAAATATCATACGGTACGCCGTCTGTAGCCTGTAGCTTCTCCATTCGGTTTTTCGGCATAAAGAATTGTGTAAAGGCATATAATACGCCGTCTTTTTCAATAACCACACTTGCTGCCGTTAAGTCTGTAGTCTGGCTTAAGTCAATGCCGCCCACTGCGTAGCAGTCCCGGAAGTCTTCAAGCGTTTTCTCTACGCTTGCACCGTCTACTACTGCGTAGTCCAGCCATGCTATAGAGCTGTTTTGTTTGATGTTGCAATATTTTGTCATAAACTCCGCTTTTTTACTTGGGCTACTTTCTGCTACCGCTATTTCGTCCTCAAAAAAGCTTTCTTTAACGCTTACTCCCATGTTTGGGTTGGCTTTCTTAAGCTCTTCTATGTCGTTCCACTTCTCTATATCGTCTATGATATAAAGTAGTGGCAGTAATCTACGTTCCTTGCTGTTTCCTTTTAGGAAGCTTGTAGATCGCTTCATCAATTCGTCGTAAATACTGTCGTTAATATATCCGGCAGTCGATATACTTAAAATCATCGGTTGGCGCCTTGCACCTAATGCAGATTTCATTACCTCATACTGTTTTAATCCACCGTCGCCGCTCCATGCTGCCAGCTCGTCACATACGACAAGCTGCGGGTTAAATCCGTCGCTTTTCTTGGCGTTAAATGCAATCGGTTTTATAGTGGTGTTGGTTTCCTCTAGGTATATGTCGCTGCGCCTCTTCTTTGTCAACTCTTCCAGCTCTTCCTCTGCCTGCACCATTTTGTAAAATCCGTCGTATACAAGTGCTGCTTGATCTAGCTTAGGCGCCAAACAATAGATTTCTTGTCCATACTCCGGCTCTAAAAAAGCCATGTAAGCAATAATTGCAGATGCAAATAAACTTTTGCCGTTTTTTCTGCCAATTACTATAAAAATTTCTCTAAAAATGCGTGTTTTTTCTTCGTCAACGATACCAAACATACAGCAGATTGCCGCTTTTTGCCACAATTCCAGCTTGATTAAATCGTTGCGCCCTTTGCTGTGGTGGCAGAAATTTTCTATAAATTTTATCGCCTTATTTGCCTTTTTTGCGTTAAAATAAAACTCCTGCTTTTGCAGCCCGTTTATGATAATGCTATAAATAGCTTTTATCCATTTTCCTACTACAATTTCGCCGCTTTTTATCTTTGCGTAATACTCTGCTATATAGTTTCTATAAGGTGCTATAACTACTCGTCCCTTAATGCTTCCAGCTTGGATTTTTTACGCTTTTGCGCTGGCACAAGTTCTACCAACTGCTTAATGATCGCGGCGTAATTCTTGCTTAAAGCTATGTAGGTGTCAGCTTCCGGGCTTCTTTTTGTCCCGTGCTGGTTCGCCCCGTTTTGGTACTCACTTATCCAGCCGTCTTTTTCTATGGTTTCCTGCAGCTCGTCCAGCTCTATAGACATAAACGCCGCTTTTTCAATGAGCGTGGTTACAAGTTTTTTCTTGCCCTCTTCTAAGTCCGCAAAGATACGTTTAAGTCTCCGCTGTTCTTTTAAAATTTTTTCTTCTTTCGTGATCTCCTTTTTTGTTGCCATATCTTTACGCCCCCTCTCTTTGTTCTACCTACACCCCACCCCCTACTACACCACGCCTGCGCGCGCCTGCAGAGTAAAATTATAGTCTACACTCGGTGTAGTCGTGGCAAAAATAATTTTTCTCAATGGGGGGACTTCGGCAGCACGTTCCCGTCTTCGTCGAATACGTAACGCTGTTGCTGTCTCTGTCTGTGATGTTCTTTATTGTGGCAATCTTGACATAACGCCTCTAGGTTGTCCCAGCCTAGCGTTATGCTTGCGTCGTTTATGTTCTTCCTGCTTATGTATCTCTTGTGGTGTACTATCTTTGCTGGCTCCCCGCACCGCTCGCATAGATAATGCTGCTGTTGCATATATGCTTTACGTGTGTCGTCCCATGCTTTGCTTGCGTAGAATGCTGCTGCATATTCTTTCGTATTGTCCGCCTCTCTTTCTTTGTTCCCAGCGCCCTAAGTTTCATGCGCTGGGCGGAGGTTTCGTTATGTGCCCGCATATACGCAAAAAGAGCGAAGCAGCAATGCTCGTTATGAGTATTGCTATTTCGCTCTTTGGCACTCTTATATTTTATAATATCCTCTACGTTGTGTCAATCAAATAACTATATTTTGTGGTTATGTTTTTGTCTATACTTTATCTTGTGTTTATGCAAACGGTAACTCTTCGTCTATCCCGTCTGGTATGTTCATAAAGCCGTCTGCATCTGTCATGCTTTCCCGTGGCTCTTCCTGCTGCCTGCTGCCGCTTCTCGCCTCTGCTTCTGTCTTTGATTCTCCAAAGCCTACGCTATTCGCCAGCACCTCTGTGTAATATACTTTATTGCCTGTCTGCTTGCTTGTATAGCTTCCCGTTTTAATCTTCCCCGTAAGCTCTACCTTTGTCCCTTTGCTCGTCCACTTCTCTACCCACTCTGCCTGCTTACCCAGCGCACGTATGTTTATAAAGTCTGTGCCTTTATAATCCTGTACCGCCAGTGTAAAGCGTGCTATTGCTACGCTTCCGTCTTCTCCGCCGTATCTTACTTCTGCATTCTTTGTAAGTCTTCCGCTCAGTACTACGTTATTCACTTCTTTCTGTCTCCCCTCTTAATCCTGCTGCCGTTCTGCTTAATATCCCTGCCAGTGTCTCGCACATATCTGCTATGCCTGTTTTAAATTCTTCCCACCCTGTCGTTATTATGTTTATTGTTGGTTGTAAGTCTCTTGCTACTTTCTTTGCAAGTTTCCTTTGTTTTCTCTTGTCAGCTTCTATCGGTGGGTTTGCTCCATGCATTTTCTTGTAGCTCTTTTTCCATTGCCTATAATTCATTTTTTCGCCTCGTATTCTTCAAAGTATCTGTTTATTGTTTTCACTCCGTTTTCCAGTTCTCCTGTTGTTGCTCCGCTTTGTAGTGATAACCCACTTAAAGCTTTCGCCATGCTCTCTGCCCCTAGTGATCTCTGCGCAATATTGTGTATGGCAATATCCATACTGGTGCCGTTATTATTAACAATACTTTCCCGCACATTACCACCGCCGCTGCCGCCCATTCCGTTGCACCTCTTGTAAATTCTTTTACGCTCTCTACTATCTCGTCCATGTACTCTAACATTCCTTTTCTTTCTCCTTTGCATCTTCGCATATCGGACAGTCTGCGCACGTCTCACGATCTGCTGTATATATGCATTCTTCGCCAGTAAGTGCACAGTACCACCTTTTGTGCTTTTTCTCTTTGTATTTGTCTTCTACTGCTGCCGTTATAACCAGTATCATCATGGCAATTACACTTAATGTGCACATTGCTCCTATCGCTGCCAGTATTCGTATTATCATTTCTTTTCCCTCTCTTTCTCCTGTTTATCTCCTGTCAGTTTCTTAAACGCCCTTTTTAAGCTTCCCGCTAAATAAAAATATCCTATCGTCTGTATTGTGCATATTGCGATTATCAACGCTTCTTTCATTTCTGCCCTTTCCGTGTCCGATTCGGACACCTTAACCGTTGTAGTCCGTTACTTGTATGCCTAAGATGCAGTACCCCTCTGCAAGCCCCGTATAATCTTCCAGCATATACGTAACATCTGCGTTTATAATTCTTCCTGTGTGTTTTCCGTCTTTAAATTCCAGCATAATAAGCTTGTCTCCCTGTTTGTATCTGTCGTCCTTTCTCAGCTCAAAGCTCTTTTTACCGCTTACCACGTCTTCGTAGTACATTGCAGCTATTTTTATCTCGTGTATTTTATGATCCGGTTTATTGTCGCTTAATGCTGCGTCCAGTTTTTCCTCATGCTCTCTTTCTGCCAACTTCTTTTTTGTATCTCGGTCTATTCTGTCCTGTTCTTCGCTGTATCTCTGTTCATCTGTTTTTTCTGCCTCTGCCTTGTTTACGTATTCGTCGCACTTCTGGCACGTTCCCGTTTTTACGTTGCAGGTCGAATAATTTAAACAGCTATAGCAAATACTTGTTATGCTTTCCGGGTGCGGCGTTCTATAATCGTCTCCCGCTTTCTTCGCTGCTACTTTTTCTGCTATATCTTTTGCCCTTACGTTCTCTCCTGCTGCCGCACGCTCCGCTATGTCGTCCTGTTCTTCCGGCTCAAGCTTTGCAGCTTCATACGCTGCCGTAAGCCCTAAGTTTCCCTCTTTAAGCTGTTCCTTTACCGCCTGCGTCGCGTTATTGTTGATGTTTTCCATACGCGCCACATTTGTACCGCTTTCTTGTACCATTGCTGCTATTAAGTCCCGCATCTTGCCTTGAATCTCTAAGCCGTCCTCTTCTTTCGCTCTGATCAGCGCCGCCTTTGTCCGCTCGACAAGCCTTACTTTCTCATACGCTGTTAATTCTTGCGTATACCCGTTACCTGCCAGTAATCGCAACTCGTACATGGCTTCGCTCATATCTTTGTAGCGGTATTTTATTTTTTCGTACTCTTTGTACCCCCGCTCTATGTTAAAAATATTCGCCGCGTTTCTTCTGTGCCCGTCGATAATGCGAAATTCCCCATTTACTCTTGCTAATACTGTTGGTTGTTCCTGCCCTACGGTCAAGAAATTATCTGCAAGTTCTTCTATTCCCTCAAGCTTCTGGTGCGTGTTCTCCTGTGCGTCCTTTACTTCATACGGGCTTAAGTAAATCTCTTCGTAATCTTTCGTCTCTTCCACTCCCTCTGCCTTTGTCTGTGCGTTTAACAAATCCATAAAATTAAATGCTTTCCCTGCCATTGCTTATGCCTCTCTTTCTTTTGTGCTTTCCAGATACTCTGTTACAAGTTTCTTATAGTCCTGCGCTGCTCCGCATCTTGGGCTATACTCATATACTGGCTTGCTTAAAAATGTGCTTTCTGCTGCCTTATCCGTATATCGAATCTTTCCCAGCAGTTTTACCGGGCTTTTTTCTGCCAACCACTCAAGCCCCGCGTTATTTGCGTCGTTGTTTCTGTACATCGTTGCCAGAACTCCCAGCATTTTTATTTTTCTGTTGATCTGCCGCGCCTGCTTTATCTGGTCTGCTATAATATCCAATCCCTCTAACGCCCATTCGTCTATCTTTACTGGTACTATTACTTCGTCTGTGATCTTGAGCGCTGCGATTACGTTAAACGCTATGTCTGGCGGATTGTCAATAATCATGTAGTCGTAGTAATCTCTCGCCGTGTTCGGAAAAGGCGAATCAATACTTGTCATTGGTGTATTTATCATTTTTTCGTAACTGTCTATCTGGTTCCCGGTGCTGTTCCCGATCTGCCATACTGCCTGCATAAGTGACATATTCGCCGGGATAATATCTATGTTGTTGCGTTGTGGATGCTCTACTATCAAATCTTTCAACGGGTTTTTGTATTCTCCTGTTATCGCTCTAGCGGCTGCGCATACCCCTGTACTTTCGTATGCTCCTGCTGCCTTGCTTAGATTGCCCTGCTTGTCATTATCCAGCAGTAGTACTGTATACCCTCTCTTTGCCAGCTCATACGCCATGTTGTACGCCGTAAATGTCTTTGCTACTCCGCCTTTAAGATTGATTACACTAATTACTTTCACTTACTTTTTCCTCTCTTTCGTTCTTCTCTGTTTCTGCTACGTGTGATCTCAGCACCTTTATTGCTATGTGCAGTGCTCTTGCGTAGCTGTTGTAGTCTTCCCTGTTCCCGGTCAGTATTTCCAGTGCTTCCTTTTCCGTCATGCGCCCACGCTCCTTACGTTGCAGGTGCTAACAGGTCTTGTGCTGTTTCTCTTTCGCCTTTCCTTGCTGTCTCTGTAGCTGTTCCTGTTTCCAAATAATCTAAAAGCTGCTTTGCCGCTTCGTCCCACCCGTAGCACACTACCGCTAAATAACCTTGTTTGTTTAGTTCTCTTATCCAGTCTTTCTGTTTCTTGGTGGTCGTGTTATCTCCTACCTTAAGCTCGATGTATAACCCATGATAGCCGCCCCGCGCTACTGGCAAATGCAAATCCGGCACGCCTGCTTTTACTCCCTGCCGTTTTAATATTGTCGCCGTCTTCGCGTCTCTCTTCCCGCCATTCGGGATATGATACAATAACGCAAGCTCCGGGTATTCGTCTAACTGGTATGTAATCCATCTAAACAGCATTTCTTGTGCTCCGCCCTCTTTGTCAATCCTTACATTTCTTGCCATTCTTTCTGCCTTTCTATTCCAGCTTAATCATTGTGTACCTAAACCAACCGTAGCCGTAGTAGTCCGGGTCTGCCGTTCCTTTCGCTATGCTTTCTTTGTCTACATAGTACCCTTTTTTCGCCTTTGCCTCGCATCGGAACCACGCCCGCTGCGTAACGATCTCGTATACTGGCTCTGGTCTTACCAGATTCTTACTTGCAGCCCAGCGCTTTCCCTGCAGCTTTCCGCTATCTCCGTCTTTCAAGTGCTTATCTGAATATTTAATAAAATACGCTGCCAGCTTTGCATAGTTGCCCGAATCGTCCAACGGAAATACTTTTACTCTGTTATGTCCGGCGTATGCTTTATACCATGCTTTCTGCAGTATCTCTGTGTCTATTTTGTTCATCACTAAATGATGATGCCTAGCCCCTTTGCTCCCGATCTCCATAACGTGTATGTATTTCAACTCTATACCTGCTTCCCGGTAAAGCTTTCTGCATTCCCTCAAGAATACCTGTATATCTTTTTTCATTTCCTCTTTGGTTCTGTCCGGCTCTCCCTTATGTCTGATATAGTCCAGTACTACGTGATAGTCTCCCATACCAAAATTGGCATTCATCAAAATTCGTAACTTTCTCTCTGCCTGTCTGGTATTTACTTTTTTCTGTTGCTCTGGTGTAGCTTTCACTTTCTCTGATCTGCTACACCCTTTCTTGTTGTATTGCGATGTATAGTAATATTCTACTTCTACGGTCTTCCCTGCTACTGTAGTCCTCTTCACGTATGGCATATCCTTTATCTCCTGTTCTGTATATCTATATTTTTTATTGTCTATCTGTCGGTAAGTTAATACTTTTATCAAGTGTTTACGCGGGTTGTTTCCCCGCTTTTTTTGTGGCTTTTGCCATACTTTAGAGTCTTCTCTTTTGTACTCTTAAATTTTTTATTTTTTTAGCGCCTATGCTGTTGCGTAGGCGCCTCTTTCGTTATTCCTTATTCTGTTTTCTCTTCGCATCTTCCAGCGCTGCCAATACTTCCCGGTCTTGCTTCTCTGCCTTTTTCTTCTCAGCTCTGATAGATACACTTGCAGTACGGGCGTACTGCTTCATTGCGTTGTGTCTGTTCTGGCGCACCTGTCTTTTTAATTTTCGCATTGTTCCCATGCTTTACCTCTTCTGCCTAATTGTCTATTTCCAGAATTGCGCTTATTAACTCGACCTTTTGCGCATTTGTCATATAATGTGTATTTCTTTTTAATAAGCTTCGTATTTCGTAATACTTTGCGTCAAAATCCATTTTCTTTTCTACGCCTAGTAAATAATCTGTTGTTGTATTTAATGCGTCTGCAATTCTGGCTACAACTTCCCCTTTAGGGTTTCTGTTTCCTTTGGTATAGCGTGATATTGCCGCTTGTGTTACACCTGCTTTTTGTGCAAGCTCTTTTCTTGTCATTCCTCTTTTATCTAACAGTTCAACAATTCTTTTCCCCGTTTCAGTCATTGCTCCGCTTCTTTCTGCGGCAAGGCGTTGCCGCTTATTGTATGATTACCCGATTACACAAGCCGGGGCGCACCGCCACGCATTGTACGCGTTGTTGTAGCTGACGTAGCCGCTCGTGGTCACGTACCACGTATT